TGCTTTCTGCGCTGCTGTAGCCATTACTTCATACCCCAATCTTTAAGGATACTCATACCAACTGAGTTGATTTCTTCAGTAGCATTATCGGTGTATTGCCATTCATCAGTAGAACGTAACATTTGTTTAAATTCCCAAACTGGTAGTTTTGCTGGTTGACCTGTTTTTGGGTCTACATATTGTAATGCTCTTTGTAAATTTTTATCCTGCCAATTAATTGCCGATGGGTCCATTTCCAGGACCTGCGCTATTGTGGCTTTGTATCCAGACGCTAAAGATTTTAAACTTGTACCGCTGTTGATTTGGTCTGCATAATTTGGGTACGCACTAGCGGAAAGTTCACGTATATCATTTTGGATATCTTCAGTTGTTAGTTCTCCAGCAAGTATCTGAGTTTTCTTTTCATCCCAGTAATCATCATTAAGCAAATTTGCCACACCAAAACTATCAGCATAAGACTCTAAGTCATCTACTGTTCCTAGGGTCTGGCCACCAATAATGCCAGTTTTTTTGTCCTTTAAAATTAAATTATCAAATTGGTTATTGGTAAGTCCTGAATCAAATGCTTTCTCTCCATAGAATTTTAAATCTTCTGGAGTTAAACGAACACCAGCCCTTTTTAAACGTCTGTCAGTCTCAACTAAAAAAGCGTCTAGTTCTTGCTTGTATATTTCATTTTGATTTACTTTTTGTAAAGCGCGGTCTTTTAGGGCTACATTTTTATAAAAAGGAGTTGCTTGAAAAAGTTCTATTGCCTTTCCTTCGTTGCCCTTGTCATATGCGTCTTTAACGGCCTGAAGTTCTGGGTATGCTTTAATGGTTGCTTCGGATATACTATCTAGAGTTGCTTTGTCAGTTGCCATTATTTGCCCATCTGCTGATTAAGAAAATCCATAAAGTGTATTCCTTGGGCTCTTTCCAAAGCCTTAGGTGACTCTTTTTCTGCTGCCTTGCCAATTTGCTCTATGGCTCCTGCTTGGCTAAAGCCAGCGCTAGTTACTGTTGTGCTATTGGTAAGCCCTTCAGCATTTTGAGAAGTTGTGGTTGTATTAGTTATGCCCTTATTAATAGTTTCCATTAGTTCAGTCATGCGGGCAGCCTTTTCTTTCTTTGTGGCATTACGCATTAACTTATCCTGGTAGGCAGCATCGATGTAAGACTCTAAAACGGTTGGGTCGTATTGATTTATTTGAGTGCTTGTTGATGTTCCATACTTGCCATCATCATCTCCACCAGGCATAACTCTATCTGTTAAGTAGGCAACTTGCTCTGCAAACCCACCAACACCGACAAGTTCAGGATAATATGTATCTATCATTTTTTTGACTTCGTCGTAATCTTTAAACTTTGGACCACCAAGTTTGGTTATTAATTTACCAAGGGTAACAAGTTGTTCATTTGAATAAGTATCGGCTCCGACATATTGTCCAACTACGCCGCTTGCGGCTAAGTTTATATTAGCAATTCCTAGGGCATTGGCAATAGTATTATCAATTGAACTACCATCTGCAGTGCCTACAACGGGAGAATTTGAAGACTCGGATGCTCCAACAGGGGCTTGCTTCTTTTTTTCTTGTCTAAGTCTTTTCTTTCTTTCTTTTTCGGTTGGCACTCTGCCCAGAACTACCATCAGATTCCCTCACTTACATAACTAAATGTATCATTAGAAAAATATCTTTCATAGAATTTTCCAAAATTAATATCTTTTGCTTTGTAAGATTCTACAATTGTTGAGACATTCTGGCGAAGTTGCCAAGCGTCTTGACTGCTGTATGATGTACCCATTCTCTTTAACGTAGCGTTAACATCATATCTGAGATTCATATATTCCTTAATTGTATGCCATCTTGGTTGCTTGGATAGGTTTTTCCATAATTTTGGTGTGTTCATTGCAATAGTTAAAGCGTTTACCGTGTCTTTTTCTTTGCCTTGCCCACCACCGCCACCGAAGTTTGTCTTCTCTTGATACCACTGGTTGTTCTGTACTTTTTGTTGTTCTACAAAGGCATTCTTATATTTGTCCATAAGGGCCTTGCCATACCCATTTCCAGGGTTAAGATTCTCTCGTTTTAATTCTATTGTTACAATATCGATTAACTTATTGTAATCGCGCCATCCTCTAGAGATTACGCTGGAACGAGTTGCAGCCAGGGCTGCAGAGGAATTTTTAAATTTCTGTGTCTGTCCAGGTATAGTGGACTGCTCTAGGTATGATTGAGCAACAGAAGAAAAAGCGTAGTCGTCATCATTGAATATAGCGCCAAGAACATTTAAGTTTGATTCATTTATGGTTGCACTAATTTTCTTGACAACATCTAAATTTTCCTTTAACAGAGTTACCGCAGTTAGGTCTGATACTATGCCAGATGTTGAATCACTTAATGAATCAGCAAGCATAAAGTAATCAGGGAAATCTTCTATAAACTTTGCTTCGCCTTCTACACCAAACTTTGTTCTATACTTTGATAACATGTCAGAATAACCAGCAAGTGGAGTTTTTAGTGATGGCTGAGAAGGCAAAACAACAGAATTAACAAATCTTAATACGGCCATCTGTTGGGCTGCTTTCATAGCCCGTGTGTCCATTTTATTACTTTCTGAAGAGGTTGGTTCTCTGTCATTATTATCTAAAAATTCTTTACGATACAGCATCGACATTTGGAATGTGTCTTTGTTAAACTGCTCGCCTGACTTTCCTATAGTGCCAGAGAAAACCTGAGAAAGTCGTCTAACAGTATTCGGAGTTAGCGCATTTAAATAATTTGATGTAGCACCAAAATCACCAAGTACCATTTTAGTAAAGAAATTCTCATTTAAAGTTTTATTTGAATATACGTTAACTGTTGCTGAAGCCAAAGGACCAGCAGAAGCAAGTTGCCCACCAGTAGGATTGATGGGGTTGAACCAAGCAGCATTTAGCCGACCAGTGAGCCCAAAAGGCATTGGCATTTCTATGAATTCTTCTCCGTATTGGTCTATCTTAGAATTTAAGACACGTTCTGGAATACTAGCAACCTGCGATATTTTGACTAAGAACTCTGGGTTGTCATATGCAATTCTTCCATATGCTCTAAATTGTTCTACTAGTGCTGGAAAGAATGCTATCATATAGTTTATCAATCCATTGTAATTCATATCTCTATGGAAAGAGTTTAACTTTGCTTTGTACTCTCTAATGCCATAATCCCTGGCACTTTTTTCAAAGATTTTTTTATCTGCAGCAGTTAGTTTTCTTCCCTGTGCTGTAGCAACAGCAATTTGGCTTTGTAGTTTTTGCTCATACTTGTAAGCAAAATATGGAGCGTATGCTAGTTTGCTTGCTGGCATAGTTGCCAATATAGAAACAAATTCCTTTAATCCCGTAACACCTTTTTGGTATGCGTTACTTGTTCCAAGGGCATCATCCGCTAAGTCTGTTAACACAGTTGGTCTTTCATTAAGGTCAGGATATAATTTCTTTAGTGATAGGATATCAACACCATCGGAAACAACTAATTTTTGGAGTTCTATTGATGGGGCAAATTGGTCAACGGCAGCACGGACTCTATCATAGACTAATCCAGCATCAGATGCTCTCAGTGCAAAACGGTCTAGGTAGTTAAAGTTCTCTGGGGCCTTAAGCCACGTTGTAACTTCAGCCTTAGACTTGCCCTCCATAATTTGGCGAGCAACATCATCAAAACGTAGTTTATCGTTTAATACTTGTTCCCACGCCTGTAGGTGTAATGATTCATTTTCAGTTGCTACTATAGAACGGCTTCCAGTTCTTCCACGCTTTGCTTCAACAATTTCTAATTCTCGTAAAGATGATAAAGCACGACGCACGTCGTCTTGCCCCCTTAGGGCCTGGGCTGTCATCTCGCCATATCGGCCACTAGTGGCATCAGGGAAATCATATCCATCTACTGATATAACACCCTTGCCAACAGTCTTGCTTGGCATCTTTGCGACAATTGCTGCTTCTTGAACTCGAAGACCGTCTACAACTGCTTGCATTTCATTAATGTTTGCAGTTAGTCGTTCAACGCCAGCATTGTCATATTTAGAGTTAGTCATTGCTTTTTTGAGTTCATCGATTACAGTTACTCTTGAGTCAATATCTCTGCGAATATTCTTTAAATTTATTTTTGAACTTTGAGTACCGCCAATCCAGTTTTTAATTTTTGCTGGACTGTTTGCTGAGTTTGCTAAGTCTTTTATTAATTTTTGGCTAAACTTTGCGTAAACAGGTATAAGTGCCATATCGCCAAACATACGGATAGTGGTATCACGAATAATGTTTAAAGGGTAACCAGCACGTGCAAGAGTTAATCCACGCCAAATTCCGTTGAATTCGTCTGCTACATACTTAGCCATTACCCATTTATCTTTTGCTGCGTCCTCAAAGAATTGAACCCCACCATGATTTTGGTCCATTTTATTACGATATTGTTTAAATGCCTTGTCAACTTCGCTAACATCAATAACATGGGTTCCATTTGCAAGTTGAGTAATCAACTGTGGGTCAGATATTAATTCATCTGCATTGTGTGGATTTATCATGTAATTTTCATTTAGGGCTTTTGCGCTTTTAGAATCAGCAACCATCTTACGGTTAGTGCGATTGTAAACTTCGACAACCTGGTCTATCATTTCTGGGGCCAAGTTATATTTGGCTCCTATGCCCTTCATTACAGTTGCGTTGTACTTTTCTACGTAAAGAAACTTTTCAGATTCAGTGGCTGCTGTAAGAAAACCATTGTATGCTTTTATTGAATCTTCTGGCGCTATTGCTCCAACCTTGACAGCGCTACGAACATTTGTTCTAAACCTATCTGATGCCTGAACAACGTCGTCAAATTTAATTGTCTGGTGAGGCGTATCATCTATTGTTCTATCAACAAAACGAACTACCTTGCCAAATGGGTTTGATAGGTAAAGTGACTGTGTTGCTCTACCAATACCAGTCTCAAGTTTTACCGCTGTGCCAGTTTCAAGTTTTCTTGTAATAATATTTTTAGCGCGGTCATTTCTAAGTCTTTCTACAAAAGCCACACGCCCTACAGTTCTATCAATCAACTGAGTGTTTAGGCTTAAAGCGTCATCTAAGTATTTAACTTCTTTTCTTATTGCTGCGGTTTCCGCGTTTAATGCCTTGGCATCTAAACCTCGGTGAGTTAATACTGGGACACCGTCTATTTCTGTAATTTTCATGTCAGCCTGGAAGCGGTCAAGTTCTGCTTTTTTATCGGCTCTCTTAACTGCTAATTCTGTTAAGGCTTCTGCGTCCCCACGACCTGCTCTTAAGATTAGACCAATTGTGTTATCATCTTGTCCAGCAACTAGGTTGGCTCCAGTACGGCCAATATCATTATTAAATTCAGGACGCTTCTGGATTACAGATGCATCATTTTCCCTATAGAATTTAAAAACAGGGCTGTATCTTGTTGTCTCTCCTGCTTGAGTTCTTTTTAAGGTATCAATATCATCTGCTATTTTTATTGCTTGATTTTTTGCTTCAAACTTATCAAACATTTTAGATTTAGATATGAGACCAGTTCTAGTTGATGCTAAAGGTGCATTTAATGCCTCACGCCCAACAACGCCTGCGGCTTTAAACCCTAATATATCAGGAGCGACTGTTACCTCAAGACCAAAGTTTATTATTCCTGATACTATAGCACCAACGCCTTGGCTATTATCTCCAAGTTTTTCATATCCTGTTATTTGCGATACTAAAGTTGTTGTGTCCCTACCAAAGTTGTATTTTTCTTGTCCCTCAATAGACTCAGAGAAAATTGCACTATTTTTAAGACCAGGATTAACATCACCTATTAAATCTGTTTTTGCTAGGCTTCGCTCTGCCTTTCCAGCAAGACCCATACCTAAGCCAACACCAGCAACAATACCTACTGGGTTAAGGGTCAACGCACCAACTAAGCCACCAGCAATACCGCCGCCAACCATGCCCAGCATAGATATAAAACCCATTGCTGCATTTTCATCTGTTGTCTGTCTAATGAATGCGTAGTTTGACCTGACATTCTTTGGGGCCATTTCTAACCATTTCTGGGTATCAATGTTGGTTTTTCTTTCAAACCAACCCACAGCAGGGGCAAGTGTTTTTTCCATGACTGCTTCCGCAGTACCAAGGCTCTTTTGTCTAAAACTTTCCGCACTATCAAACCAACCACCAGGGTCTTTTTTGGGTAGGTTGCTTGATACGTCAAGGGCATTGCCAAAGTTAACATTAGTCTTTGTAGACTTTTTCCCGTCGGAGAAATAAGCCTCTCTGACTAATGTGGCATAATTGCCAAGCGCATCAAAAATACTCATACAATAGTTCCAAGATACTTAACGTAATCTTTAGTTCCCTGTGAAGAACCAGGTTGCGATGCCCACCATTCTATAACTGGTAGGTAGGTGCGAACTAATTCTATATCAGGGTCTTGTGAAGGACCAGATGGCATACTGCCCATTGCTTCTGGACCAGGTCCACCACCAATTTTATTACCAGCCATTATATTCTCGTCAGGGTTGGTAGATGCTGCTGTGATAGGTGTTATATCAGGAAGGCTTGCTGATGGAGTTGCTGGACCCGCTGAAAGCGGTGCTGCGCCTTGTAGCGCTGCTGTTTCAACACCAGTAGAACCTAAAGACTTCATGTCAGGAATGTATCTAGTTGGTTGTTTAGCCATTTGACCTGCTCCACCTGTTGCTGATATGTTAGCAGGATTGTTCTGTGGTGCGCCAGGTCGATTTCCGCCACTTACCATGATTGCCTCCTACTTAGAATATTGTTTTTTAGTTATATAAGGACCCGATGTATAAGCAGTTAGTTTGGCTGCTATCTCCATCGCTTTCATAGGTTTAGCACCTGCGTGTAGCGCTCCGATAGCATATGCTGCTCCAGAACCTACTCCATAGATACCATCACTACTTTTCATTACCGCTAAGTCCTGGTCTATATCAAATAATTGACCATTACAAGCGATTAAAAATTGGAATCTAGCTCCCGAATCTTTATCTTGCGATTCATCAAAATTGTATCCATTTGCTTTTAAACACTCACGCAGTGAAGGCATAGCCTTCGATATCATAAAATGGTAGATATCTTTTCTATCTAACGCAGTTACATTAGGTGGTTTCCATAGATGTTGCGCTATATCACATGGTGAGACTTCACCACTTCCACCTATAATAAATGCACCTACTTCTGTCAACTTTTCCATCTCAGGATGGCTGTATATCCTGCCACCATCGTCGGTAACTCTGTTGTCAGCGAGTAAGGTACAACTATCAATATGTTGTATTCCTATAATCGTTGTCATTGTCCCCTACTTAGTTATCTACGAATTGATGCCCTCGATGTTGCCTGACCACTTGATGAAAGACTTGATAGTAACGATTGAATATTTGGTGGTGCTGGTGGTACTTCCATCGGTGCTCCTTGAGAAGCGCCTCCTCCTGGCATACCTTCGGGAGCAGGGGACGGTTGCTCTACCATTGAACTAGGTGCGCCAGCAGGAGGAACCTCTTGTTTAGGAGCAAATATTTCTGCTATTGCATCCTCTAGTGCTTGTCCCTTTTGTCGCGCCTTGATAACTGAAGCAATTTTACTAACTACCTCTGAGGCATCTTGGCCTTGAGTGGCCATTTGTGGGATTGCCTGTGTATAGGCGGTTAATGAACCGAGTAGCGCTGTGCGCATATCTTCGATTTCAATCTTTTCAAGTTCTTGAGTGACATTGACAGTGAATGGAAGTTCACGCATTGCCATATCTTTAGAGATTAGTTTACCACCAAGTGCCTGTAACATGAAGATAAGGCCCTGTGCAGGGTTAAGACCAGCAAGCATTCCATAGCGGACATCTGCTGAGTAGTCGTTCTTGATATCTTTTGTTGGTATATAGGTGATTTCATAAGGTGAACCAGAGTCTACACCACGAATAGTTTTTTCTGCTGGATAAATTTTCTCATCTACTTCAAAGCATATAGCAATAATATCGCGTAATGCTGCTGCAAAGATAGCCTGTGCAGATTTAACTTGAGTGTCGAAAGCACCCATAAGGGCTTGTACACCCTGACCTGTTACAACAGATGCACTGATATTGCCAGTACGAGATTCTGGGTAACGAGAACCCACACGAAGTTCTTGGTTAAGTAGTTGTGATTCTGTAAACGCGCCCTGCGGAATCGTTAACTCAACGCGGCGCACACCTGCTGGGTTGGCTGTACGAATAACAGCATCTCCACCAAGTTGTAGTTCTTGAACATCATTTGGTAGTACGATAGGAGCCTGTACAGATTTCTCTGCCGCTTCCATTGCAAGTAAGGCAAATCGATTACGAAGTAATTGAATACCTAGAATGTCATCAAATTGTCCACGCAGTTCACCATCAATGGATGGTTTACGGGCAACAACAACCATCATCTTGCCAAGAGGATTAGTAGCCTTAGAAAGGACTATGTTTTCTTTTCTTGGTAAGTATATGATTGATTGGTCTTTATCGTAATAGCGAATCATCTCAACCTGAGCGTTCAAGTCTTGCTGATAGCCTTGGCTACCTAGCAGAACTCTCTCATACTCTGGGAATTGTGATACCAACTCGCCAAGGGAAAGCATATATCTTTTAGCAAAAGCAACGCAACGACCATAGCGGTCAAATTCAGGGTAAGCCCCTATAGGATTTTCTATGCGGATACGTGGCAGCTTGCTTTCTTCATCCAATTCAATAAAGAACGGGACAAAACCATATGTTATATACCAGTCTGCGCCTGAGTACATCTGTACTGATAGGTCGGCATGCTGGAAGTAGTTAGACGCTATGCGAGTACGCTTATCAGCGAAACTACGAGCACGGTCTGATGTTTGATTAGCAGCAGAACAGTTGACTGCTGGTAATGGGGCCATAACCTCTGACAGGTCGCGGGCAACAATGTCAATAAAGTTGGCTACTACGTTGGCATCAATGCCATCTGGGAAAAAGTTCGGGTATACTTCAGCAATTTTGCCCTTACGGACAGCAAGAACGTCAAGGTTACGAGCATCACGCTCATGATTTCGGTAGCGAAGAGACTCGACTCTTGCTACTACCTGCTCCATTGTTAATGCCATTGTTGTCCTAACCGTAAGTTTCTTGCCATTGCTCTGCAAAGGCCTCGTCTAAATTGATTGAACCCCTAGAAGCCATTTGTGCTTTAGTTGCCCAGCGATTTGTTTGGTACTGCCCAACTCCACTTGTTGATTGCATCAACTCGCGGCAGCGAATTATAGCAAACCATAAAGCCATAACACAGTCGGTTGGGTTCTTAGTATCAGGTTTCCATGTGATTAATTGCTGGACTAAAGACTTAAGTCCTTCTGAGCCTTCATTAGAAGGTAATTCTATAATGTTGTTATCTTGGAAACGGCTATCATTTAGACTTCCAAAGAGGCTAGCCATAGATGCTACTCCGAAAGAGGTGTCCCACTTATTCTTACCAGTAAAGTGTGAGTTTAACTGGCAGCCCCATTGGGCTAGATAGTTGCGAAGGTCAGTATCCATAGCATAATACTTCTGGTGAGCATTAATCTCTACTCTAAACTCCTGTGGATTGTACTTCTCTACCCATTCATGGATAAGAGCAGTCTCCTTCTGGGGAGTAGGGTCTGCCATGTTAACACAGTCTAAAACATAGACCATACCATCGGCGCGATTATAAGTTACTGCCACAAAGGCAGAGCGTCCAGATACTGCAGGGTCAAATCCAATTACTGTGTAAGTACCTTCTATGTGTTGTGGGTGTCCTGGAGTATCATACTTCAAAGGACCACGCTTTCGCATGCCATTTACAGAACCAGCCACACAGGCAGGTGGGAAGATAGAGTCAGATTCGACATCTTCTTGTTGATATACCATAGCCCAGATAGAAGGGGCTACTTCAGACCTGCGCTTAAAGAGTGATGCACCATCCCATTTAGGATAAAGACCATCTTTAAACTGCTCATCAATATCATTTTCTTGAATATTGGTCCTAGGCCAGAGAGTCTTCCAGTTGTCTGGGTTCTCATCAAACTCTAGTACCGCTGGCATAGCACAGTAGGTAAAGGGTGTCTTTCCACCTGTCCACTGGTCGCCAGAGCGAATCATCTTGTATAAATCAATAGGTGCGACACGGGTTCCTACTATAAGCAGTTTTCCGTGCCGCCCTAGGCGGGTGATTACTTCTTTTTGAAGCCATTCAATTTGCTTCTCCCACTCGTGGGCATTAGAACCCATCACCACATCATCTAGAATAATTAGGTCGGCGCGAGCCCCATAAATCTGCGAACCGAACCCGAGGGCTTGGACAGTAGGGTCTTTCTCGCCAGAGTCACGACCAGTGCCTAGATAAATCATGTCTGCAGACCATTGAGTTGCATCTGCTTTGTAGCCACCATTCGGGCCAAAGGCCGTCTGGAGTTTCATATATGCTGGGTGGCTTAATCTTGTCTTGATTGCTCCAAGAAATTTGCGTGCCATACCTTGAGTCTTAGATACGATAATGACGCGAGCGTTAGGGTTAGTAACAATAGTGTAGAGGGTGTAGTTTGTCGTGATTGTCGTCGACTTGGCGTGCTCGGGAGGTACGTTGATAAGGACACGCTTTGGGTCTCCTGGCTCGTAAGTCATGGCATCTGGATTCCACCTAGGCTCACGACCTTCAAT